TGATCACTCGCGCGCGCCTGATCCAATTTTACCCGAACCTAGCGACGCAGGCGCTCTACGCCCCCGAATTCGCCGCGCTCCAGGATACCATTGCACATTATTACCACAATCGCAGTTTGCGAGGCGGCGTGGACGTCACGTTCGCGTGTGGACTCAACGCGCAGCATCTCGGCGCATGGATGTCGCAGGTCAAGGAGCGCGGTGCGTGTGCTTTCTACGAGCGGGACGGTAAAAATTGGGACGCGACGATGGGGCCGACGCACGCGGATTTCCGGCAGAGGCTCTATGGGCTATTCGACGCTGACGTCGAGGCATTTGCGCGACAATGCAACAGAGTCCGTGGATCTGCGGTCACCCGCGACGGCCGTGTCGTCTATGAGATGGACTATACGGTCAAGTCGGGGCATAATGATACCACGCTCGGTAATAGCATTGTGAACGCCGCCATTGCGTATGCAGCCCTGGTTGAGTGCGGCGTCCGTGGCTCAATCCTCGTCGCGGGCGATGATCTCCTAATCGCGTTATACGATGATGTTGCCTGTGCGACCCTTGTTGCAGCGGAGAGCGCGTACGGCATCAAGCCCGAAGCCCGAGTCTTCACGGACGAGGAACATGTCTCATTCATCTCGGGCGTCTTCGCGCGCGACGGCCGTAGGTATGTGTTCATCCCGACGCCCGGCCGCCTGCTCGCGCGTCTGTTCTGGACCGTCAAGCCGATCCGGAAGCGCGATTTGCCGGCCTATCGGAACGGCGTCGCTCGAGGTTTCCGTCAAGCAATTGCCGGCATGCCTGTGCTCGATGCTTTCATACAAGCACACGACACGGGTGGACGTGCGCTTAAGTCTGACAAGGGGTATAACTTCCGCGACGCAGATGCGGGCGGGTTCGACTTTTGCGGCTGGTTCGGTCGGCGCTACGGCATAACGCCCGGCGAGATCGCGGATTGCGAGACAGTCTTGGCCTCGTTGCCCGTGGGGCCAATTTACCTTCGACACCCAGTGCTCGACAAGATCACGGCGCGTGATCTCGCGGATGTACAGGTGCGTGAAGGCATATGACTGTTTGCGTCGCGCGTGGTCGAACCGTCCACACCCAACGGGCAACACACAGCAACCGTGTCATTACGTTTAAAACGATTAATGGAGATCGAATTACGCAAGAAACTCGAGAGCCGCGGTTTAACCCGGCGTTCCACAGATTGGATCATTAAAGCCCTCCACCCACCGAGTGAGGTTGTGGCGGAGGGCGTGCCTGATCAATCTGCCGCCCACGTCCTGCGACCCGATTATCGCGTGCAGGAGACGATTGGCGCGCCAGCGGGCGCGGCCCAGTGGGATCTCATGCTTTGGTCACTGCCAGGCGACGTCGCATCGGTGCGTTGGGCGTCTGGCCCATCGCCAGTCGACTTTACTGCGGCCGCCACACCTCCGGGGTGCTTCACCGGTGTTATCCAAATCCAGCCGGATGAGGATTATGCCGGTACTGCAACAGCGTCGGTGCTTGCCGGCTCGTTTAGTGCCATCTCATCGAGCGGCCCAGTCAGCCGCCCGTTTGAGTTTCGACACCAGTATAAGTCGATTACAGCGTCACTTGTGGCATCAGCTGTCTCCGATTCCGGGTCGGTTTATGCCGCCCAGTTCCCGCCCACAGCATACGTGGACCAGAACGTCAATACAGTCGGCTCCAGCGTTGTAAACCCGAGCGCCTCGAATTTCGCGCATTACGCGAAGTTCCGGCCGCCTTTGAGTGAGTCACAAATGACTGTCATGGCGCCTGGGGCGTACCAGGGCGCGGCGCGAGACGGAGTGTACATGCCGCATCGACTCGCAGGGCCGTCGCAACCTTTCGCGCGATTGCAACCTGCGTCGTATGCGTTTGACAATGGGAACATCGCGATGATTCCGGGCCAGCAAGTTGCAAACCCCTTCCCGAGTTTTCCGTTTGCCGTGCGCATGCAGAGCAGTGTCCCAGGCGGGGATTACCCGGCTTCTTGGATTGGTGCAGCGCCGATGCCGTCAGGCCGCAACGTATGTGACACGGGTTACGACAATCTCAACCAAGGGGTCATATTTTTCCGCGGCTTAACAGGTGGTGGCGCGGGCGGTTTCCCGGCGAGCGTGCGCATCAAAGTACTCGTTGGCCTCGAAATCATCCCGTCCGCGCAGACGCCTGATAGGATCTTCGCTGCACCATCGGCGCCGTACGAGCCCAAGGCGATGGAGGCTTACTATTTGTTGTGCCATGAGCTGCTCGACGCGTACCCCGCGTCGTACAACTCCGCTGCCACGATCCTTAGCCTGCTCGGCCGCGTTGCGATGCGCTTGTGGCCCGTCGTGCAAGCGGCGGCGCCTGTCGTCATGCGGTATGTAGCGGACCGTACGCGCGCTGGACCTGAACCAGCTCCACCGCCTACGCGACCGCGTGTTACGTATACCGCACCGCAACCAAGCACAGCTAAGGTGCGCGGCCAACCCAAGAAATTGAAAGTCGCCAAGATTCGAGGCGGTCGCCGGTAGGCGACCGTCCCGAGGGGGTGGCAGAACTTTTG